AATCCATAAACATCACTGTGTATCCCGTGGGCAGCAGTGGCATTCATTTTAAAATGTTCAAATTCAATTTTGTCATTCTCGGTTCCAAGTGACATCATCTTCCAAATTAGGGTGCGCAAAATAGGCACGTGATGAGTCAAGTTAAACAAGCCGTGAGCAACGGAATACATATACTCAGCATAATCAGACTGTGGTGTTGAGGCCGTACCAAGGCGCGCCAAAAGTCGCCCTATCTTCGGCCCCATAACAACACCATCAGCAGATGGGTATGCCAATGCACTCAAAAAATCAATTTGATACAAGTGTTTGCCGGGAATGAGCTCTATCTCGAGCCCCAAACCTAGCTGATATTTGTGATACAACACCTCATCTATAGGCCGGGAAGTGAAAAACAACTGGTCATCACCTGCGGCTATCAAAGCATAATCGATCCCCGGGCCTTGGAAACCTTGCTTGATTAGCGCAGCATTGGTTGATGCAATTGTGAAACCAGTATTTCCTTCCGTAGTGTCTGAGTCACCAGATGCCCTCGTACCTTCAACCTCATACCGTATGCCAAACCGGGTGTATCCAATCTTGTCGATCTTACCTTCGACAGCATCAGTCACACGCCGGGGTGCCATTACCACGGATTTATAGAATTTGTTGATACGCTCAAACGCTGGCCGTTTAAGATGTGCGTCGAACCGCACGGCATCAGCAGCGTAGTAGAATGGGTAGGTCTCACTCCATTCTTCAATCCACGCGCCAATCTGTTCAGCCGTCAGCCCGGGCCCATAGCAAATTGGTGACTCCACACCCAATACCTTATTGTGCACTTTGGAGAGAGAGTAGAAAAATGGCCCAATCGTAGCCTGCAACCGATCGGACATCCCTTGAATGGCTCGCGGTGCATACTCGACGTCTTTGATCCATTTTTCAATTTTCACAAAGAAATTGCGGTAATAATCCTTTGCAGTCAGCTTCACCTCGTCAAGATTGTCACGCAGCTTCTTCAAACTAGGCAACTTGAAATCAACAAGGGAATCCTTCGCAACCCGCATTTTCGCACGAAAAGCATCGGTGTAGCCATCGCGGTGCAACCACTCTTCCCAGGTGAGGATGTCAATGGGGAATGTTTGTTGCACACGAGCCGCAGCCTTCGTGTAGAAACTCTCAAACAAGTCAAATGCCTCGTCCCACGCACCAGCAGCACAACCGGGCACAGCCAAGAGCGCGCGGTTGGCCAGGGCAACAATTTCATTGCACTGGCACGCTGCTGGGACACTCACAGGTGCTTCCACAGACGCACCACCAAAGACGGTGGGGCCAGCAGACACGCGGTGTTCCATGACATCTATAACTTTGTATTTTGCTCCTCGGTCCACCTCTTTCAACCCTTGGGTTGAATGGTAGGCAGGATATTGAGTTGGACATTCCATGTGTCTCAACCAATGCATCGGGCCAATGTCTTCACAATAATCTGTGACTCCACTGTCCTTTACATGCTGGTCTTGAGCAACTGCAGTTGTCATCAACATAAGCAGTATCACATAAGTCCAAAACAATCGATGGGTTGGGAGTCGATAGGAGAAAGCGATCTGGCGCACATCAGTTACACCAAACATGATCGCAAAAGACACAACAACAATGGTTAGGGCGATGCCACCAGCGGCGGCACCCAAAACGGACATCAACACATACAACCAACCACTAAAAAGGTTGACGAAACCATGCGTCATGAGTAGTTTAAATAACACCACGGCAACAACCGACAGTGCAACTACCCACTTCGCAGATTTCATCCCCCAATTCCGCAGCCGGAAATTGTGCTGAGCCAACTCAACAGCACGTTGATCCAACCCTGTCATCATATCATTCTCGTGTGGCGACACGTACGTCAACGCGTCCTTAACAGCCACCAACACGATTTCTTCCCTCAACACCTCCGGTACAGTCAGCTTAACATGCGGGTCACGGCCACTAACAATGCGGCGCGCCCTCCTGTATAGCTCACTTTGGAGTCGATTATCTCGCACCTGGCCCTGAGCAATCAACCTGAGCTCAGTTGCCAGTTCAATCGGAATCAATGTGGTTGGTTGAACCTCATCCTCATGAACGTGTGCATATTCGTACCCCAACAGCAATGGTGGTTCACGCAAAACATAATTCCGCGCATAAACGAACCGATAAACAGCAACTTCATCAGCTGGGCCCAACTCGGTGGTCATCTTCCAGACCAAATTACCCCACTGTGGCCTACACGTATGCGCCCAAAAACAAGCGTCGTGTGGTCCATACGGAACGTTGCCATTACCCTTAACCATTGCCAGTACTTTCCCACCTGGCACCCACCGGTACGCATACTCGCCCCCGAATGCAACACCCTGATAAGGGTTGAACTTAGTCAACCCCATCTGGATGTCGCACTTCAAAACAACATTGTCAATGTGGTACTGATTAGTGTCGTTAAAAAATTGTTCAATCATTGCGAGGGTTATGTCATACACATCGTACAACAATACCACCACGTTGACAACACGCCGCGTCATACTCATTTCTGTCACGGCATGCTTGATATGGTCGCAAAACGAAAAGGTGCAAGCACAGGTCGTCCCGTATGCTTGCCCCGCCACTATGTTGCCCATCGCGTCTTCTGACCTAAGAACATCCCAAGCATCCAACATTGGACGCATGAAATGGAAGGGAGCCTGTCGGCGGTGCAACTGTGGAGCTCGCTCCGCAGCCACCAAATTAAAACAATTCGGTCGCGTGTTGCTTTCCCCAACACACACATAAAGTGACGTGTCAGGATTGGAATAATCGGAAACGGCAGTCTCATAGAAGGCGGCGCGCGTCGCTGCGCCTTGGGGATGCGCATGAACAGTGCGGCCGACGAACTCAACAGCGCACTTATTCTGCAACCACACCATACCTCCCACAGGCTCCCGGAACCCCAACCGCAACCCCGTAGGGTGGATCGGGACTCTTGGTATCATCACGTCACCGTAGTGCGCGCTGAAAGGGTCGTTTCCGTTGAAATTTTGCATTCG